GGCGCATAGACGTAGACCCAGCCGCCATGGTAGGCGGACCCCGCAGGAGCATTAACGGTGATTTTGGCAATGTCGTCAAAAACCTTGCCTGAGATGTGTCCGGTAAGAGAACCGCCCGTACCACTAGCATTAGACCTCTGGCTGTGATGGGCCATCACATCGAGAGGACCAGTGCTGATGTCCAGGTTTGTCACAGCCGTCGTGGAGCTGATAAGGCCATCTGCCAAAGCGTGATACAAAATGATGACCTCCTTACCATTATACCCTGTAAGGGTAATCTCAAACCCACCAGATGCCCCCGAACCATCAACCAAGATACCATCAAGCGAATACTGCTTTTGCCATCCGCCAACTTCGCTGTAGTTTTGCGCAGACCAGTACGAAGGAGTCACCGCCAGTGTATCATTTCCTGAATTGGTGTCGGAAGGGAGAATAGGCTTAATGAGCTCGATCTCGTAAGTCACCCAAAGCTGACCAAGTGTCACGTCAGCTGCGGACGACACGCCTTCGGTGGCGACCTGAAGCTTGCCCATGTTGTAAAACCTCATGTCTGAAGCGCTAGCAACATCGGCAAGTTCATCATACACGTAGAAAGGATCATTCCTTCTGACTGCGGCAGCACACTCAATGGGATGGATAGCGCCCTTGCTGGGCTTGACAGCCACAGCATACTCGCTGTTTTCCATCTGCAGAGTGCTACTAAACGGAGCATCGTTGACGTTGTAGTTCGTGGCCATAATGACCTGTCCCATACCGCCTGCGGCGGCATAATCCGAAGTCAACGGCTTGTAAACCACTGCCATGCCAAGTATCTTGTACTGCTGGTATGACTTGGCGACGCCAGACAGCCATGGGAACAACTTCTTGTTACCAGGGTTAATGTCGTACGTCGTGTTTGTAAATGCAGTACCAGGTGACTTGATGGGGCCGACAAACTCGCGGTGCTTGATGATGGTGCGGTCGGGGTGGTTGGCGAAGTGTGGTACGTCACCACCATGAGTGGTAGTGCCGTTGCCTCCAACTTCATAATCACCAAAGCCTGTAATCTGCGAAAGTACAGACCCGAGGGCTGCGCCCTTGGGCCCAGCGAGACCGCCAACTGCTGCGAACGTCCCTTTCGGGAGCTTCTTCAGTGCGTTGTAAACCGCACTGGTTACAGCATTGTTCAACCCGCGTGGTGGTGACGGGGCGGGAGTGGCTGGACGTTTCTGCGCCTTCTTAGCATTGTTCTTGTTAACCATGTTAATGTGTGTGTGTGTGTATCTATAGCTTGTTGAGTCTTCCTACTATATTATCGGGAGCGGTAGGAGCAGTCCCGGGTGTTCAGCGTCCACTTGTCCATATTGCATGTTAGTATATATCTCCTCAATCACCTCCTGCTCCCTTGGTGTAACACCGAAGGTGTTGTAGAACGCGACACGATTTTCATCGCTGACTACGCCGTTAGAAGACATATTGTGGCTGAGATAGTACATCCCTGTCCCATAAAGCTCTTCACGATTAAACTTCTCGGCACGTGGCATTGAAC